TGACGTTATGTTGGCTGCTGTTTACGGCGATGCTGACCGTGATTTCAAACCTGCTATCTTCTTGGGAACTGCTGCTATGCAACACTACCAAATCGCTATCGCTGGTCTTTACACTACTACTCCACAAGGTGTTGTAGAAGGTGGTGTACCGAACTACTACGGTATGGAAGTTATTCACTTCCCATCTATGCCTGCTAACGAATTTATGATTGCTGCTGCTCAGAACATCGTAATGTTGACTGACGAGTACAATGACGTTCGCGCAATTGATATGAAGTACGAAGCTGAACTATCTTCTGACAAGATTTGGGGACAGTTCAAGTTAGGTTTCTCTTACCTTAAAGGTGAAGAGATTGTCTACGCAAAAGACTTCGCATAATTAAATAACTAACGGAAGGGCCTTGCGCCCTTCCTTTAATACTCTATAACAAATGGCTTGTACTGTAACTCTTGCTGACATCGTATATAACTGTGATGATTTAGGTATTGGTGGTATCGTTGAACTTCACGTTGCTAACAAATCTAATGCTATCGCCGCTATCGGTGTTGGTAACTACGATGAAGACACTCGTGTCATCGCTACTGGTAACCCTGCTGCTGCTGTATCGGATATCGTATCTTTAAGCTTTAACCTTAAAGATGGATTCTCTGTATTTAGCGAAGTAAAAACCGTAAACGCTGATGGAACAACTACTACTGTTCCTACTATCTCAGTAGAACTTCCTAAGATGGATGCTGGTAAAATCACTGCATTGAACCAAATTGCTAAGGGTGGTGCTGAATTAGTTGCTTTCGTTAAGACTGCTGCTGGAACTTACCACGTAAGTGGTTTGGACTATGGTCTTTACGCTTCAACTATTGATGCTAACTCTGGCACAAGTCGTGCTGAGAAGAACCGCTTCCAACTTACCCTAACAGGTGAGGAGAATGGATTGTCTTACAGCATTGATGCTGCTGACTTTGCTACTGCAACTGCTTAATAGCAAATCTTGTAAATTACAACAAGGGGGTGAGGCGAAAACCTCGCCCCTTTTTATTTAAAATATATGGCTTTTAATTGTTCTGTTTTATTGAGTGATATAGACTCCAACTGTTCTAATAGTTTGACAGGAGGAATCAAGAAAGTGTATTTAGGCTTAAAAGAAAACTTAAGTTTGACACTTGATACATCAGCGGAGACAGTTCTTTTAAATGCCAACTTAGAAGACTTTGTAACATTTGAGCATAACCCCAAGGACAAGGCTACATACTTTTCAGAAACTAAACAAACGAATTTAACCGTACCTGTTATAGAAACTGAGATATTTGTAAAGCTACCTGCTATAGATAGCAGAGCTTCAAAGGTTGAGCAGATGTCTTATAGGAGCGATATAGTTTGTGTTCTTATGCACAACAATGGAACAGCAACTATAAGTGGATGGATACGAGGTCTTGATATGAACTACTCGGCATCAAGTGGTGCTTCAATAACAGATGCCTCAAGTATAAATGTAACCTTAAAAGGAACTTCTTGGGAATCATCCATAGCTACGAGTGACCAATCTTTAATTAAGCTTGGAACACTTTGGGTTAATCACAATGAAATTTGGTCTAACAACAATATTAACTGGGGGTAAATGAATTTAACTAACGAAACTATTGAGTCTACTTATGGCAACCTATTAACGATAGGTGATGCTGCTGGTACTCCAACGCAAGGGACTCTTCAAAATGGTAATGGTCAAGACGTTACCTCACTAACTTTAGACGAGTTACAAGTAAATAAGCTTGTACAGACTCAAGCGACTATTGCTGCAAGTGGTACTTCTTTAGCGGGAGCAACATTGCTTACAGCGGGAGTAAACCTTGTGACCTCTGCGGACTCTAACAACATTGCTGTTAAGCTACCACAACCCGAATTAGGGCTTGTAATCAACGTAGTAAACACTTCTGATAGAAGCATCACTGTGTTTCCTTATAGTGCTACAGACAGCATCTTAGGGCTTAGCGATGGTGAGGGTTACTCTATCCCCGAGGATGGTCAGTTGTACCGCATTGTGTGTGTACAGAACCCTAATGTTGGTGTTTGGAGTGTTAGTACGCCTACATCAAGTAATTCTGTGACAAAAACAGTTTCTGTAAACTTAACAGCAGACGGCACAGTTAATGATGGTGGAACGTACTCTTATTCAGCTCCTTTGTTGAATTCTAATAAAACAACATACTACCCATCAACAGGTCCTTACGATGTTTTAAATGCTCCTCTTGCAACAAACGACTGGTTTGATACTGCAGAATTTAATACCTACAATAAAGTAAGACTTAAAAACATCACTGTTAAGACAAACGTGCCAGCAGGTGATTTAACTGGGGCAGTGTCTCAAAGGTCTTCTACTTTAATGGGTCTTACTGCAACTCAGCTATTTCAGCTTTTCGGATATATTAGAATTATAAGCTTGGGAAGTAATGGAGCTACATTTTCTGTAAACGAATATAACCAATTAAGACCTTTAGACTCTTATTCTGCACTTGTGAATGCAGGCAATAGTACGCAATACGCAAGTCACTATATGAAAAATGGTACTTTGTATCAGCAATTAAGTGGTTCTGCTTCTAACAATGTTTGGCAAGATATAAATGATGCTAACGGAAACAGACGTATTTACTATAGCCCTTATATTGGATATGGTCAAACAGGGACTCCTTATACAGGATATCCTTCTGGTTTCTCTTTTGAAGCTGAGGTTGTTGTTGAGTTTGAATTTTCAATGTAATAAAAATTAATTATGGCTTTTAATTGCTCCATACTACTAAGTGATATTGATATCAATTGTAACAAGCGTGTTACAGGTGGTATTGAAAAAGTAATTCTTTTATTACAGAAAGACTTAACTATCACTTTTGACCCGCTTGATGAAACTGTTGTGACACAAGTGGACACTAACAACACTGTTGTCTTTGAACACAACATCAAGGACGGTGTAACTTCTTTTGATGAGAACAAGAATATCTCAAACGGACTCGGTGTAGTAACTACGAACATAGTTGTTCAGATTCCTTCTGTTGACAATAAGGTCAATCAGATTGACTATATGAGCCGCAGAGAAGACATTGTAGCTGTTCTTGTACATAATAACAAGAGTGTTACTATATCGGGATGGATGGATGGCTTAACGATGAACTACGAGGCTAATAGTGGCACGAGTATTTCGGAGAAATCTAATATCAATATCACACTAACCACTGAGAGCGGTATCGCTTCTTTGGTTCTTGATGATAAGACTCCGTTTACTGACCAAACAATATTTAATTAATGGCTTACAGCTATAGAGGTACAGGTTATTTATCTAACGCCATAACTACTGATACTGGAAGAAAGGTTTACCTTTTTAAAAGCGGTGGTTATCAAGGCTCTTCTACGGAGATAGGTTATGATAACTTTGGTACTCGTGTTCTTGATGACGGAGCTACCATAGAATCTTATTCTTGTGTTGCAGAAGAGATAAGAACATCTCCTATAGCTAATATTGGCAGACAATTATTTGATGCTTACGATGCTCGTGTAGCATTAGCAAGTGGAGATACAGAGGCAAGAGATTGCACTATAACAGAATTATACAATTTAAAACAATAATAAAATGTCATACGAAACTATTGTAAAGGAAGGTAACTTCTACCAGTCCGCAACAGGTGACTACGGATTTCGCTTACTATCAGGTGGAGATTCTTCTACAGCGGGAGAGAGCTTCCGTTCTATTCAAGCATTGGAAGACAGTGTGGTAACGACTACTACGACTGTTGGTGATGCACTAACTTCAGTAACCCTTACAGAGGGTACTATTGTCTTTGGACGATTTGATAGTGTTGCTGTAGCAAGTGGAAAAGTAATCGCATATAAAGCTTCCTAAATGGGTTTAATTAACAGCATATCTCTTATAGCAAGAAAGGCTATCGGTAGGCTGTTGGCTATCGTTAAATCTTTTATTGAGAGAGCGGAATTAGATGGTGCTATAGTAGAATCCCCGAAGTGTGTGAACAAGGCTATTAAGGCTATGGGAGATGCTGATGGTGGAAGGGTACTGTTTGATGCTTATGACTTGAGGGTTGTAACGGCCAGTGGTTCTACGGAGGCAAGGACTTGCACCATAAACGAATTAAACGAATTATTATAATGAGTAAATTATTTGACGATGCTTCGTTGGCGATGATACCAAGTGCTTACAAAGATGGTAAGTTGTATAGTATTAGACCTACTGATGGTAGTGGGGACTTTACCTTTAGTAGGGGTTCAAATCTTGCTGCTACGAGGGTAGATGTTAATGGTCTTATTGAGAAGGGTAGAGAGAATCTCTTGCTGCAATCAAATCAGTTTGATACTACTTGGTTTACGAATGCAGGTGGAAGTGTAACAAGCGGTCAATCGGGATATGACGGCTCAAATGATGCTTGGTTGTTATCTTCTACTACGGGAAGTCAATACGCAAGTTTAAGACAAACTATTGCAACTTCAGGTGTAACAACGGCAAGTTTCTATGCTAAAGCAAATACACTAAATTTTATTGTAGTATCAGTAAATGGAAACGCAGCAACTTACCAATGGTTTGATTTAGCTAATGGTGTAGTTGGAACTAATTTATATGGAAATGAAATAGATGCTTCTATTGAATCAGTAGGTAACGGATGGTATCGTTGTAGCCTTACTTTTAGTGATAACAACATTGTTTCTGCTCGTGCTTATCCTGTAGGTGCAGATAATACTTTTACCACTACTTCAGGTAGTATCTACATCCAAGACGCTCAATTAGAGCAAGGCTTGGTAGCTACTGATTACATTGAAACAGGGACAAGCGCAGCGCAGTCAGGTATCTTGGAGGATATGCCTCGTTTAGATTATAGTGGTGGTGCTTCGTGTCCTTCTCTTTTACTTGAGCCTCAACGGAGTAATTTGGTAACGCAGTCGGAGTATTTCGGTGCTTGGGATATTGTAAGAGCGAATTCAGTTGCTAATTCTTCTGTTTCACCCGATGGCACTTCTAATGCTTATAAATTAGAAGCAAATGTTACGGGTTTAAATGGTTCTTGGTTTAGAAAAATTTTAAGTTCTTTTAGCGGTAATTATGAATTTTCTGTATTTGCTAAAGCTGGAACTACTGATTTCTTACAATTAAGGGTTGATGGTACTGGTGGCGTAATTTTTGACTTGAGTGATGGAACAATTAAATCAGAAGAAAACGCAGTTGGTAGTGTATTAGATTACGGAAATGGTTGGTATAGATGCTCTATTCAATTAACCGCATCTTCTTCTACTGCCTTATTGATTATTGTTGGTAACGAAAATATGTCAACTTCAGTATGGCGTTCAACAAATGGAGATTCAGCTTACATTTACGGAGCGCAACTTGAATCAGGCAGCTACCCTACCTCATATATCCCTACCTATGGGACAAGTCAAACGAGGACTCACGATGTTTGTAAGATAACAGGTTCAAATGCTACTGACATTATAGATAATCCTTCAATGACTTTGTTTGCTGAATGGACTACTGACACAAGTAATCCATCTACAAAGATTATGGGCATTATTAGAGACAATGATGGTTCTTTTTATAATAATTTTATCGCCTTTACTGAAAGAGGTGATTTAAAAGCGGCTATTGAAGTTCGTGCAGGTGGTAGTTTACAATCATTTATTTCAAGCAATCCGCTAACAAATGGAAATCATAAAGCAGCGGTAGTTATGGCGGAAAACAATGTTAAATTATTTGTTGATGGAGTTTTAATAGTAAGTGATACTTCTGCAACGATACCAAATGATTTAGACGAAATTTATTTAGCAGGGTATCCCGATTCAACGGCAAGATATGGTACTAAAAAATCATTTCTTTATTTCCCAACGGCATTAACTGATAGCGAGTGTATCGCCTTAACAACTTTATAAGATATGAGCATTTACGATAAAGCGAGTCTTGTACTCATTCCTTCAGGAACAAAGACAAGCAAGGTGTATAGCCAAAAGCCTGTTAATGGAGATGGTGATTTTACTTTCTCAAGGTCAACTGCTGCAACAAGGGTTAATGCAGATGGTAATATAGAGAAGGAGACTCAAAACCTCTTGACCTATTCTAATGCATTTAGTTCTTGGGGTTTAAACACGGGGGTTTCCGAAACAAGCGGACAGAGTGGTTATGATGGTTCTTCGGATGCTTGGCAAATATCTTTGACAGCAGCCGCAGGTAGACTTCAAGAATCTAATACAGAAAGTGGCGTTCAAACTTTTAGTGCTTACGCTAAAGCAGGAAGTTTAAATTGGTTTAGATTATTTATTAGTGCAGGTAGCAATGTAAGTGCGTTTTTTAATCTTTCGTCAGGTGTTGTTGGTACAACTTCAAATGTAATTGACACAACAATAGAAGCAGTAAGCGGAGCGACAGGATGGTATAAATGTAGTGTTACTTATAATCAAACAAACGCAAGTGTTAGAATATACCCTGCAACAGCAGACAATGACCTAACGGCAACATCAGGTAACATCTACATCCAAGATGCCCAACTTGAGCAGGGACTTGTAGCAAGAGACTATATAGAAACGACTACTGCTGCCGTAGAGGGAGGTATTACAGACAATGTACCAAGATTAGATTATACGGATAGTTCGTGTCCTGCGCTCCTGTTAGAGCCGCAGAGAACGAATCTTGCATCACAAAGCGAAGCCTTTACTGATACATCCTATTGGTCTACAACGGCACTTGATGTTATAGCAAATGATGCGACTTCTCCAGAAGGCGTAAGTAACGCATCTTTTATAAGACCAACAACTGCAAATAGTGGTCATCAAATCTATAAGACATTTTCAATATCAGCAGGTACTAATACTCTTTCTTTATTTTTAAAAGCAGGTAATTATAGTAAGTTCCGTTTATATTTTTATGATGGCTCAACTGCTCACCAAGTTTATGGTGATTGTAGTGATGGTTCTATACACTCAACTAATGCAACAGATAATGTTGAAGACTACGGAAATGGATGGTATCGTTATTCAGTAAGTTCAACCAATGTTTCTTTTGTTAATGGTAATTTCACGCTTCGTGTAGTAAATGATTCTTATCAAGACACTTGGGTACCCAATGGAACTGATGGGCTATACATTTACGGATGGCAATTTGAAGCAGGAAACTACGCAACATCCTACATACCTACCTATGGTACGAGTGTGACGAGGAATGGTGATTTAAGTACGCAAGTTGAAAACTTTACTGACTTACCTACATCATACCCATTTGCTATTTATTCTGAACCATATTTAACTAATGCAATAGGGAATGGTGCTTGGGCTTTTTATGAAAATTCCCACCAATACTCTTATTATAGTTTGCGAATCACCTCTCAAGGTAAGTTTAATATGTTATCAAGACCTCAAGGTGTAACCCAAAACGAAGTCAATTCAACATCAACATATAGTGAAGGGTTTCATAAAGTTTTATGCGTTTATGAAAATGAAACTACTATTAAAATATATGTAAATGGTGCTTTAGAAGGGACAAATAGTAATTGCACTAACAATTCGTTTAAGAGTGATGCTAATGATTTTCTTTTAGGAATGTTTAGAGGGATTGATACAAGCCCTTGTAGCATTAAGCAATTTATGGTATTTAACAATTCACTAACTGACCAAGAGGCGATTGACCTAACAACTATATAACTATGAATACATTTAGAAAATACGAGTTTGGCTCTCAAGGAGCAGCTACAACTAAAATCAATGCTTTAGGTGTTGATGAAGAAGGAAACCCTACACACTCCCACTCAATCGTAAGACTTGGGCATATCGTAGTAACCGAAGGGACATACGATGATGAAGGAAACGAACTAACCGCTCCTATACTATCCGATAACTATTGTGTAGATGTTCTATGGAATGGTGAGCCTGTAGAGTCTTGGGATAGCAATATGATATGGTGTGCGCCTATCGGTGTCCATACATTCGGTAGCAGTTCAGCTATTCGTGAGTGGACGGAGACTTGTAAGTCACTCCACCCCGAACTTTTCCCCGAACCAAGCGAAGACGAGTTAGTATAACTCTAAAATAATTTTAATGAAAAGACTTAAGACAGGAGTAGTTAATACTCTATCTTTCGTCAAGCTATCTACCTTTACGGTAAACAGCTTTGACGTTACATTGGATAAGGTGGTAGGTACTGGTAGTCTAACGATTACCAACCTTACTGACCTTAACAACCTTGACTCCTGTAAGGACTTCATTCAGATTAACATAGACCTTTTATCTAACGATATTGAAGGTGGTGAGTATGAACTTACCATAACAAACAGTGGTGACAGCTACAAGTATCTTACAGAGGTGCAAGATTATACAGTTACTCAAACGGGTACAGGTATTTATGGGTCTACTGTGAGGTTTACTGACCTATAAATTGTAAATTAATACAATGGGACTACTATCTAATATATCAGAATTCTTTGCTTCTAACACTTATGTGCAAGCTACAGAGCATTCTATTGCAACAAATGAGTTAGAAAACTCTATTGAAGACCTTAATGGTCGTTACAAATTAGGACATACTCTTGTAGGGGACTACATTAAGTTTGGTGTTAACGATGACTTCCCAGTTATTCTTGAGAAGATGTTACGCCAATCACCTGTGCATAGTGGTATCTTAACCAAGAAAGCGAAGATGGTTGTCGGTAACGACATCTCTTACTCTGATGAGTTCCTTACTACCAATAAGGCTAAAGCTGAACTAAAGGCATTTACCAATCACTGTGGTGGTAACAACAAAGGTCTATACGAAGTATTAACTCACGCATCATTCCAATACGAGCATAAGGGTGCGTTAGCATTATACGTTAGATGGAACAAAGAGCGTACAAAGATACTTGAATTTAAGTCCATAGACCCTAAAGGAGTGCGTGTAGGCGAACCAAATACTAAAGGTGAGGTAACCCACTACATCGTAAGGAGAAGCTTCGGCTACGGGGCTAATTCTGTACAGCACAATGAGCCTCGTAAGATTAAGGCATTTAACAAGTTTGATAAGAGTGGTACTGAAGCATTGCTTTATGTAGCTAACCCTTATTCGGGTAACCCATACTATGGTGTACCCAGCTACATCTCTGCGTTCCATTATATTGAGTCTGACTTCAGCTTTGGTAAGCACATTAAGAACTCCGCCGAGAACGGCTTTACGCCAAGAGTATTGGCTACCTTCATTGGTAGAAATATGAGTGCAGAGCAGAAGCGTGAGGAGTACAACAAGTTCAAGGAGTCCTTTACAGGAGCTGATGCAGATAACTTTATTGTCTCTTGGGTAAAGAAAGAAGAAGATGCTCCGAAGTTTGAGCCATTAGACGTTTCTAATTTAGATAAGACCGTAGATGTTTTATCAAAACTTAACGATGCCAAAATACTTACAGCCCACAACGTTACTTCTCCTACTCTATTTGGTGTTATGGTTAGTGGTAAATTGGGAGGCACAGGTAACGAACTTGTTACGGCTTACCAAATATTTAGAGCGACTGAAACGCTACCTAACCGAGAAATTCTTTTAGACTCTGTAAACAGAATCTTTGCTACTGTAGGTTATGACCAAATGAATCTATCTGTTGTTGAGCAGCCAATCAACTTGGAGAGTATTAAAGGTGCTAACACTGAAGACGTATAATAATGGTTGACGTAATTTTTATAGACGATAACTACCTGTACCAAAACTTCCCTTTACCGAAGCGTATGGACAGAGGTGCTTTATTGGCATTAATCCAATTAGAGCAATACACATCAATACAAGACTTGTTAGGTACTTGTCTCTATGAAGATATTGAGGCTAAAGTATTGGCTGAAACATTAAATGTAGCAGAACAAGGTTTGTTTAAGCTGGTAAAGTATACCTTGGCTATGTACTCTGCGAAAGCAGCTATTTCTATATTACGCACAGCTACTGCAACAACTAAAGCGGAGGAGCAAAAGCAAGACCAATACATCCTTGACACTATATCTACTACTGTTGATAGTAAACTATCTTATATCAACAAGCGTATCACTAACTATATCCTTGACAATGCGGCAATTAAAGCAATCGCTACTGCCGATGGTTGCGACAATGACTTATTTGATGAAGAGGATACCTACCAAGGTGATGTGTTCTACCCTCAAGATGGTATCATATATAAGTCCTGCGAAGACGGAGGAGTAAGCTACAACCCGTAATGGATACTACAGACTTGAAAGTACTTCTAATCAATTCGTCTACAATGGCACTGTCGTTCTCTAACTTGGAGAACACCCTCAAGATATTACTGCTTTTAGCATCCATAGGTTACACCGCACAGAAGTGGTACTTTATGAATAAGCGCAATGGCGGAAGAAAGTAAATCCTTTATAAAAGAAAATTGGTCTATGTTGATATGGCTTGTTGCAGCAGTGTTTGCAGCGGGTGGAATCTACGCCGAGTTCTCATCTCTAAAGATGGAGCTACATACTGTACACGAAAGGCTTGATAAAAAGATTGTTGTAATCAACGACATAGAGGATAGAATCTATATTCTTGAGATGCACGTTGAGTATGAGAAGGGATACAAAGAGTCCCAAAAAGAAAAGGGGAACGATTAACGTCCCCCCTTCTTATTACAAGTACCGTTACAGGTACATTCTATTGGTTCATATTCGCACCAACTTACTTTACTTTTGTTCTCTTGTCCACGGTTCTTACTGCGAAGTAACCGCCTATCACTGTTACGCTTACCAGCTCCCATAACCCAATCCATCTTTCGTTAACACTACTAATACCAAAGCCTTCAAAGAAGGTCATAAGTACAAGGAATATCATAACGGTTGCAAGGGTTAATGGTCTAACGTTCTTACTCAACCAAGAATCGGTAAGGCTATCGGCCTGCCAACGCTTGGTGATTTCTTGTTCTATGCTCTGACGCACAGCTTCTTTCTCTTCGGGTGTAGTTACGAATCTATCTACCACATTGGCAACCGCTTCCACAGCTTCCTTCGCACCCCCTGTAAATAGTTTTGTTATTGGATTTTTCATAATCAGCTACCACACGCCTCACACTCTGGATTATCAATGGAGCATTGAGCGTTATTGTTTTTCTCGTCATTAGTCATTTCGTCTACGAAGTCAGCGAATGTATCGCTTACATCAAAATCATTTTTCATTAGTAGGTCCAGATTACATCTTCAGCCTTGCTTGGGTCATCATCAACGTGTATAAAGTTCTTTGCTACACCGATGCGATTAAACCCTGCTTGGAGAAGAGCGTTAATAATTAGATATTTTTGTGTTGATGTGGGTGCGTAGATATCAGCAGCGTGTCCATTGGTATGACTGCTTCCTTTTACTCCACCTACTTTAGCGTTGTGAGCGGGGCTTCTGTAACCGCTTGTTATCTTAAAACCAACTGCCGCAATCTTTCTTGCTTGTGCTAACTTGTTTAAGAACTCTACGTTCATATGCTCATAGCTTCCCTCTTGGTCGGGGGAATCAAACTCACTGTACTCAAAGTATAAGTGAAAGTCACTGTTTAGATTTGTCATCATTTTCTATTTTTTCGTCCCAATAAATAAACACCCACTCGGTTTTAGAATTTACATTATTCATTCACCAGCTTCCGATAAGAAAGCTCTGCAATGAAAGCTGTATAGATTGCGTATAAGGGGTTTTCTCCGAGGCAAGCATACAAGAGTAGGCTTGACCAGAATGAGAAGCACAGAACGCAGTTAAATGGCTTAAACGGAAGGATTCTTTCCATCACATAACCATAGGGTTCAAAGATAAACAAGAATGCAAACATAAGTCCTACTGAACTTATGAGTAACCAACTGTTATAAATCTCAATCATAATTTTTCGCTTAGATAATCATCTTTAATATACCGCATTAGCTTGGTAACGGATTCACCATCCTCTATTAAGGTGAGGTAACCTTTTATGTTTTGACCATACACATCACTGTGATTCAGCGATACTATCTTATTGGTCATTGTTGAGTATATAATACTAATCACAAGATTTGCAGCAGACTTACCTTCGGTATAGTAGTGCAAGAACTTCTCGCAGGTACGCATCACAGCAGCATCTATCAATGCTTGCTTTAGCTCGTTGTTACCATCTGTTACAAACGCAGAGGAAGCTATCTCCTTACAACGCTGTAGTATAAAAATACCAAGTTCGTTGGTTAGGCTACCTTGTTCTACAGATAGGATTGCTTCACGCTCAATCAGCGACTTGTCGTACCTCGGCATATTGTTCTTCTACTTTATTAAGTATAGTGATTATAATAGGCAGGTAGTCTGAAAGCTCCTGCGTGTTTATACCAAGCTCAAATCCCAATCTAACCAATGTGACTGGGTCGTGGTTGTATACCAATAGGTCAATGACTCGGTATATATCAAGTATGAGATTTGCTTCTGCATCTGTTAAATCTTCGTAGTATTCTTCAAATAACATCTTAGTAGGATGAGCGTAGTCGCTCTCCCTTCTCGGGGTCAAGCTCTACAATTAGTTCAATGTACTCTGCCTCACGCCTATAGGCTTCGGCAACCTCTTCGTGTGTAGAGTCAGTACCTATGTTAGCGAACAGATTAGCCATCTCGTATAGATAGAGGTCAATCCTGTTCTTAATAAATTTACACGTTTGATAATTTCTTTGGTTAATCATAACACTTTATTTTTACTTTGAAAGAATCTTTCGGTAGGTCTTTGTCAATCTTGATGTTAAGCCTTTTGTAATACTTGTTGCCATCGTCTTTAACGATACCCATAGTAACGAGAGTATCCGAGAGAAATTTTGAAACAAGAATAACGTTGTCAACATCGTGACGAGAGTTGTACCTAATGTGAATCTCATAGCTTTCACAGGTAAACGCATCAAATTTTTCAAGTTCTTCTTTACAGAATTTAGAGTATTCATCTTTTTGTTTTTTACGAATTGCCCAATGCTTACCAGCATAGTACTGATTTAAGCTTGGTGGTTTAGGAAGGTCAAGGTCTATCTCAAGCATATTTAGTTAGGTCTATAGTTGCTTTATATCCATAGCGAGAAACGAGTAGCTCGTGCAGTGGAGGTATCCATCCTTGTGCGTTGTTATCTCCTGTAGCACCATTGCCCACTACTTTGTAGTTAGACATTTGTAAGTGCTGTAAGAACTGAACTCTGTCAAACACAAAAGCAATATCCTTGTCACCTGTCTTCAGTATGTAGAAATAGAAGTCAGCCTTAGACTTTAAGATTCCCGAGTCAGCATCTTTGGTAGTGCTTCTGAACTCAATGTATAGGTTAGGCTGTTCGGGCGTGCCTCTTCGGGCAGCCCACATATAAGCCTTGCTATCGTACTTAACTTCAACGGTTACAGTTCGTCCACCCTTCTTGCCTTTGACATCCCAATCGTAGAAGAGTTTCTTTGGGGCTTCTTCAACCTCATAGCCCTTATCTTCAAGGTACTTCATTACGAGGTCTTGACCATAGTCCCCAGAGATACTTGCTCTTACGAATGTGTTTCTGCTCATCGCTTTTGTCTTAGGGCAACCTTCAGTAGTATCAAGTAACCAATTAAATCTTGGACAGTATCTTCAGTTTCATCTGTGATACCACGCATCTTGATTCGCATAAGCTTATCATCAATGCGACAGCATAGGTTATCAACTGCATCGCCACCTGCAAATATACCCGCAGGGTTTAGTGCTGAATCACCATAAGCCTTGTTCTTTTGCAGTAACAACTCTGTAACTGCTTCGGACTCTTTAAGTATTAAATCTCTTGTATCCATAGTACTAATATACTAACTAATCTAATAGGTCTACCTCAACCTTATATATTTTTCTGACATTGTCTTTCTCAATCACTAACCTACCGCTTGATGGGTTAAAGAATATATATCCAAACCCACCCTCAATACCTGTGTAATCAGAGATGTCTACCTTAAATATAACATCATTTATAGATAGACTTCCGTTAGGCATAACCTCCACCTTTTTGGCGGAGGGTACATTGAACCTAAGGAATGCTCTGATTAGTTCTGCGAATGCCTTTCTTCTATCAAGAATTAGGCTGTGGATAGGCGTATTGCTTTTCTCCTCTGCTGTCAAGTTCATAGTATCTGTTTTTCATTTTGTCATAATATAAAGTAACTGTCCCAAGCTTACCAACAATCTTTGGTTTAGCCTTGACCACTGTAATCTCTACTTGGTTAGGCTCGTAAGGCACACCATTACCATCCTCTAATCCGTAGGGGCAACGCCATACATTAACAACCATCATACCTTTACGGGACCATTGCATACCCCCTGCGATATCGTTCATCGTAGGCTTGTCAACATAGGGTACTCCGTTCTTGTACTTGGCTTGTTGGTGTTTAGTGTGTACTGTTACAATGGTGTGGTAGTTCTTTTCTGCTGAGTGCTTACGGACCTTAGTAAGTACTTGACCGATTGCAATGTCATCACGCACACCTGCGGAAACATCAGTTCTAATCTCAGTAAATGGGTCAACCATACAGCCATCAATGGTAATAAAGTTATCCTCTTCAATAGTCTCTACTGCTGTGTAGAATCCCTCAATGCTGAGGTCTTGTAGACCGCTGTCAATTAGGTAGAAGTGTGAGTTGATAAACTCAATAGCCTTCTCTGTCTCCTCATCTGTAGCAGTAAGATGGTCATTGATTAGGAAAGGCTTACGCAAGTATACCCACAATAGTTCGGCAAACACCTCAGTAGGTGAGCCTGTCTCGGGAGTATACACTGCCCACTTCCAACCGCTAAACTCTGATAGGTTCATCATCAGTTCAAATCCAAACTGCGACTTACCTTGGTGCGCCCCAGCATAGATGTATGTGGTGCTACCTTTCTTAACTGAGTACTTGTCAAACAGAGATTCAAATCCTGTCCAAGCACCTTTCTTAACTCCCTCTTTGCGAAGTGTAGATAGTGAATCTACTACATCTTCTGCTTTGTAAATAATGTTTCTCATTGCTCTTGTTTTTTATTGTCCAAATTCTTTCTCGTAATCTTCCTCTTTATGCGAAAAGCTATTGCTTATTTCCTTACGATAGAACTCTTCTGCGATATGGAAATCGTAAACGCTTTTACCTGTTGCACCTACAAACGACATCATCTTCGCTATCATCTCTGGATTGCGATTGATATGGTCAAGAGACTTTGCTCTTGTAACAAACTGAAAGGGTCTGTCCTTTGTACCTTGGTACATATTGACGTATCCGTTACCACGCTTCTTTTTCCAAGCAAGGCGAACACCAACGTCATAAATCATTTGTCCTTCGTCACTCTGCATCTCCTATGTTATTAAGGGTTCCACAATCACATATATGCAGTTGGTTAATGCCAATCACAATGGGTATCTGCTTATCGCATCCACCACAAAAATACTTGTCGCTCATATTACATTTTTATTAGTCTCAACCTACGCTGATACTTACGGATAAGTAGTGCTGAGTTGGTTAGTTGGTTTTGTATATCTTCATTCCATCCAAATCTACTGGCGTGTAGTGTTATGTTTACTTGGTCTATCATTAACATCTCCAAGTATTTCTGTATCTCTCTTACGTGCTTCCTCTTTCTTGTCATTGCTCTTCCATTTATAAATTAGAT